ATTGGAGCATCTGGATTAAAATCACCTTCCAATATTGTTCCATTATCTGCGGTGAATGATAAATTAGGATAATTCCACACAACATTGTAGGCGTGAAAATTACCACTAACTGCATATGTTGGCTTCTGTGATAATAAGAAGCCGAATAAAAACGCTATTGTAAAAATAAATAATAAATAAATTCTTTTTTTCATCTTTCACCTCCCTTCTACTTAAATAATCGCCCCCAATCTACACTCTTAAAATATTTTACTGCCCAGTCATGTAGTAGCTTTGTTAAAAAAGCAAATGGAATAGCCATAGCTAAAGAAAATAGTAATACTTCTAATAGTGCTGTACTGGCATTTAATGGGTCAAACCCAAACACATTAACTCCGTTCATAAGTTTTTATAAAATGCTAAATACATAAACCCAAAAATATATGTTCCTACAGCTGCTATGATGCCTAGCTGTACATATATTGGGACAAGTCCTAAGGTGAGGGAATAAAAGTTATGGAGATTTTGTGAAATGAGTGTGCCAATAGGAACACTTTTAGGGGCATGAATAAATAGCGGTGATGGTGAAGCGGTCATAGTTTCATAAGTCTTCTCATAAAGTGGACAGTCGAATAAATGACTATTGCTAAGGCTACACTTTGGAAAAATGCAATGTATACCGTTGTAAGTATGTTAAGCGCAAAGTCGCTTGTCATAAGAAAATAACCAATAGTGTCAACAATAATACTACGCTAGGAAAAAACAAAAAGTCAATACGGCAGTTTCCTAAATAACATATTGACTCTATGTAATATTGCGTTGGCACGTCTTCTTCTCCTTCCTTCTACCCCTCTATATGTCTTTAGTACGTAGTCATGTAAACACTCGTAATGATAATACGGTGGCTGGCATTCTTCATTTGTGCAGTGATAAACCTTAAGACAATATTGACAAGTATGAACGTCATTCATAGTGAAAAATACCAAGTAGCCATTCTAAAACCAACATAAAGGGAAATAATAATCCCAATAACCCAAAGAAGCATATTAGTTCCGTAAATACCTTTAGCCAGTGCAGACGTTGAGGCCACGTCGATATATGCGGGGTGGCTCGCTGAAGAGTAGTCAAGCGGGTCAATATATGGAGAAGGAGTTGGAGTGAGAGTAGGTGTATCTGTAGGCGTGGGTTCTGTTGTCGGGCTTGGAGTTGCCGTTGGAGTAGGCGTGTCTGTTGGTGTAATTGTCTGGGCATTAACAGCGGTTGCATATGAAAAGTAAATACAAACTAGCACAATCGGGATTAATAACTTTTTACGGCGGTCTTTCATGGTAAATTTTTAAAAAAAAATCTCTCATCCCTGTACCCTTTATATATATATACTATCGTATATATATATAAAGAAATTCTACACGGGAATGACGAACTCTGCAAGAGCCAATATTGAGCTTAAGTCCTATAGTAGGCCGTCGTTTTTCTAAATCGGATTCGTGAGTCTTACGTAAATAATATACGAACTTTGTTTTAGCCCCTCGGGAGTATACTTGTTACTTAGAAGTAGTAAGCGGCTGACTCCCTCATTCGATTTAGAAAAACGACTAGCTGACTTTATCTACTACCGTCGTTTAACCATCTTATGCTTGTATCATTGGCCTCGGGAAACGTACGTTTAGAGCCTCACAAGCTGGGGTACTGAGTACTATGTTATTTTACATAGATCTTTATCCCGATCGCTAGAATAGGTAAATTTGTCACGAGGATTAGTTACAAGGGGCTTGACAATGAAAAAAGGTAGTGATACTCTGCTCATGTTATCAAAAACAATTAAAAACCCTACTGGCGGGGCAGTCGGTAGGGTTTTTTAATTGGCCAACTCCTTTCCTGCTAATGCAATTGCTTGTTTGGCAGAATTAATAATATACTGCTGATGTGTAGTTACCGCTTTCTTTGTTGATTTCCTTACGTAACTCTTACGCTTTTCCCCTTTTAATCGGACTACTTGTGTAGTACTATACGACGTCCACACGAAGCGGTACGTGCTGGGGTATAATACGTCCCTGCCTCTTACGTGTTCGAACCCCTTACGCATAAAAGGGGAACGGCCTTGACTGACGATGTACGTGTCGCATTTTAAGGCGACGAATAAAGTGGCGGGGACGTAGGAGAAAATAGCCTTTCGTAGATTGTAGAATATCCAATGAATCTTCTTCTTTTCGTATTTTATTCGATTTTCGTTCTTCTCTTTACGAGCTTCTAAGAATCCTCCGATTGCTGCTTTGAGTCTTGGGAACATACGCCAGAGAAGAGGAATATATTTTATTCTTATGAGAGGTAGTCTATTTTGTCCGAACCATCGCTTTTTATAGCAATACATAACTTCATTTGTGATGGCTCGTAAATTGACATTAACTCCTGCAAAGCGTTGTGCTGTAAAATACATGTCACATCCAAAATGTCGAGATTGCATGAACTTGTATTTGACCTCTCTTGTGAGAGCTTGCCTGAAGCCACTATCAAAGAGAGAATTTGCCTCGTCAATAGCCACGATACAAGACTTAGCTGTAAGTATGGCGTGTTCAAAATCCTCATAATATTTAAAATACTGGCATTGATAATTCTTCTTTTTGTAGGTGAAATGAATATTAACATTCGAAATAACTTTCGTACCTTGCTTCATTTCTTCCATGCAATCATAAACCATTCTCATGGTTTTTCCCATTCCTAAATTGCCTACATATGCTCTAATCATATAACCATTTTAAAAATAATCTAATAAAATATAAATTGAACCATCGAGAATATTCATACCCCCATCCCCAATGATAACTAGGCCATTTGTGCGCTCTGGTCTGCCATATCCATTCCTGTTGTTTAAAGTGCCTAACTAATTTCTTCTTTATCCAATGAGATGCAATGCTCTTCCTATCCATACAATAGTATGCCAGAGAAATATAACAACTTCTACTCCTAGCATAATAGATAAAATCGTTAGGAGCGTATCGACGGGAAACGCATAATTAGCCTGTACTAAATCTGCCTTAAAATTTGCCATATAGGATGTAATATTACTAGTAATAGTACTATCCGCTGTGGGCAGAAGGCCAACAAAGAAACCCACGACATAAATTACTAAATTGATGATTGAATTAAATATCATTGTGTAAATAACCTCCGTGAAACCATAACGAAAAATAGCACAAGCAAAGCATAGAGACAAACACTAATAAAATCCCTGAAATAATTAAAAATCGTAAACATATTATTATTATTACTACTATCCGTATACGTGAAAGTATGAGGATAAGACAAATTACCTGTTTGCGTGGCTATATTAAATGTGAAGCTCGGGACTGCGGTACTTGTGGCTGTATTTGTCAAATTAACTGCCAATGCTGCATTAACATATGCAAAGGGAACTTTCGTATTAAAACTATTTTTTAAATCATTAAATTGCGCTGTTGCATAGACTGAATCAATCCCAAATACATTAAGCAAAATGCATCCTACATCTACACCACAATTACCTAATGTTATCGTGGAATAAATAGAATTATAATTTTGTGTGGCTGCTCCTGGTAGCAATTGTGCTCCTGCGGTTGCGTTATTATCCCAATACATCTCGATTCCATCGACATTATAAGGCCTGTTATTTCCTGGGGCAGCCCATTCTAAAACGCAATTAGCTGCAAATCCCGTGTTACTCCCACATGTTCCGTCCTTGAGCGAAGTTATCGGAATAGTATAGTATGAAGTACTCAAACTCGTTCCTACACCTACAGGCTCAACATTTCCGCTGAAAAATCCATCTGCCCAAAAAGTAAACTCATTTACTGCGCCTGCTGATTTCTCAATAAATAATTCATTCTCTATTCCGCTACTCCCTGGCGATACACTTCCAGTAATTGCAAAATGAATAAATTGTCCTGAAGTACTGCCCACTGGCGGGGCATCGAATTGTAAAGATGCCCCGCAAGTGGTTGTGCTTCCTTGTCCTGCTGAAATTGTCACTCCATCTATGGGAAGTGCTATAGCTGGGTCACAAAAGCCTTGTCCCGTACCTATTGGTGTTAAATGTCCAAATGGCTCATATCCAGTGGTAACAGCTAGTGCTTTTCCTGGTCCTAAAAAGAAAAATGAGGCTAAAATAAATGCTATTGTCAAAAACTTTTTCATATGTTACTGTATTGTTACGACAACCCGAACGCCCGGGTTGTCTTTTTTTGTTCTCCAGAACACTTTATGTTCTGTGATGCATCAAGAGCCGGATAATGAAGAGTCCGATTCCGATGGCAACTAAGAGCAGAATATAAGGCAACACGACGGGAAAGATCGCAAAGACCTGAGCCGTAGCGGTATCTGGAATACTCTTTAAAGCCAAATTTAAATTGGCCTGTTGAGTAGGGTCAATAGTGACCTCTTGTGCATGGGCTACGAAGTTCATAGCTCCAAGTGCTAATGTACCAGCAGCTATAAGTGCTGACGTTGCAAATGCTTTTACGTTATTCATATTTTTCACCTCCTTTCACGCTCTTTAAGTTAGTAAAGGCTTATAAACCCTTTTTAAGTTTATAAACGATTTCTAGAGCCATTCTATAGTCTAGATTGAGCCGTTATTACGTGCATCATCTTGACTATCTGCGAATGAAGTAGCATTATTATTTGCTTCTTCTTCTGTAAATGATCCTGTACTCATTTCATTATCATATTCCTCTATATAATCTTTTTCCCATAATTTATTTCTATTATTACTGTCTACAGGATCCTTTTTACTATTATTGTAGTTCTTCATCATTCTCCACATAACAAAGAAAATCATAAGTGCAACTATTACTAGTAAGTATGGTAATACGTATGGAAATATTGCAAATACTTGATTTTGTGCTTCTTTAGGTATGGATCCTAAAGCTGCATTTATCTTTGCTGAATTACTAGCTCCTAATACAAACTCTCCTACAGGATAAGGTGTCGCTGTTGGCCCTACTGTTGGGGTAGCAGTTGGTGCTACTGTTGGTGTTGGTGTTGCTGCTGGTGCGAAATCACCAGAAGATAGAACCTGACTATAATAGAATGTTGAACCTCCATCATATATTTCTATCTGTCCTCCTAATAAACTCATGGTTGCACAGTCACCTGCATTGATAGCGTCACTGGTCATATCAGTTATTGAAACAGTGAATGGATTTGTATTCTTAGGAAATACATAACTTCCTCCTGAGTTTCCATCACATCCCTGTACAGCATCTACATAATCAGGGTTATATATGTTTACTGTAGTTATTGGAGCATCTGGATTAAAATCACCTTCC